GGTCGCCCTGGCGATCGTCAGCCTGCTTCTCAATTGGCCAAAGCCACGCTGATGCGCAAGCGCTGGCTCTTCTGTTCGATCAGCACCTACGCCCTGGCTGTCTCGCTTGGGATGGTACGGCCGTGAGACTTCACGCCCCTGCCTGCCTGCCTCGTCACCCAAAGCGACCCGCCGCTGTGCGACTGCATGCCGTTGGACATCGCCACGGAGGATGCGCGCTATCTGGAGCGCGCAGGGCTCGCAACACGCCACGTGCGCCCGAAGCCAACCCTGGTCGAAGTCCAGCACGACCCTGGCTGTCCAAAACCCCGCGGAGGCGAGTGCCGATGTGGGCAGGCTGCGGTTGGGAGGGTGCTGTGAACACCGCGGAGGCCGCCAACGCAGCGGCGTACCTGCGCGCCACGATTACCTCCCTCGACACGGCCATCAAGACCCTGCAGTCGGCGGACAGCCACGCGGACCGATGCATCCTGGCCACCGAACAGGTGGTGCGGGCGCAGATCGCGTTCAACAGCGCAGTAGGCGCCCTTGAGCGTGCGACCGGCCACATGTGGGGCCTGTGGATGGAGTGCGGCGTACCGCCCAGCGTCACGTGAACCGCGCTCAGGCCAACATAAAACGCTGGCGGGAGCACCATTCGCAGTTCGTCCGCGAAGTCTTTGGCGTCGAGCCTGACGCATGGCAAGCCGAAATCCTCGAGGCGTTCCCGTCTAACCCCCGTCTCGCCATGAAGGCCTGCAAGGGACCCGGCAAGACGTGTGTTCTGGCCTGGCTGGCGTGGAACTTCCTGCTGACGCGACCACACCCCAAGGTGGCCGCGACGTCCATCACTTCGGACAACCTGAGCGACGGCCTTTGGACCGAAATGGCCAAGTGGCAGAAGAAGTCCCCGCTGCTGGTCGCGGCGTTCACCTGGACCAAGACGCGGATCTTCGCCAAGGAACACCCTGAAACGTGGTGGATGTCGGCGCGGACTTGGCCGCGCACCGCGTCACGTGAACAGCAAGCCGACACCCTGGCTGGCCTGCACGCCGAGTACCTGCTGTTCATCCTCGACGAGGCTGGGGGCATCCCTGACGCCGTGATGGCCGCGGCCGAAGCCGGTCTCAGCACCGGCACCGAAGCGCACCTGCTGATCGCCGGGAACCCCACGCACCTTGAAGGGCCGCTCTACCGCGCCGTCAGCTCTGAACGAAAGCTCTGGTACGTCGTCGAGATCACCGGCGACCCAGACGACCCAAAGCGCGCCAGCCGGGTTAGCGAACAGTGGGCCCGCGACCAGATCGAGAAATACGGCCGGGAGAACCCCTGGGTCCTGGTCAACGTGTTTGGCCGGTTCCCTCCGTCGTCGCTCAACGCGCTCCTGGGCCCAGACGAAGTCAAGGACGCGATGGCTCGGCAGCTCGCGGCCGGGTCCTACGAGCACGCCGCGAAGATCCTGGGCATCGACGTGGCCAGGCAGGGCGACGACCGCTCCGTGATCTTCCCCCGGCAAGGGCTGATGGCCAGGCGGCCCACCATACTGCGCGTCCCTGACGGCTATCAGGTCGCCGGGCGCGTGGCGATCGAGGCCGACCTGTGGGGCGCCGACAGTCTGATGGTCGACGGCACCGGCGGCTGGGGCGCCGGCGTGATCGACGCGCTGCGGTCGATGAACCGCACGTCTGTGGACGTCCAGTTCAGCGGAGCGCCGCTCGACGCGCGGTTCTACAACAAGCGCGCTGAAATCTGGTGGCTCATGGCCGAGTGGGTCAAGCATGGTGGCCAGCTGCCTGATGAACCCGACCTGGTCGGAGAGCTCACCACGCCGCAGTACAGCTTCAAGGGCGACAAGATCCTTATCGAGAGCAAGGACCAGGTGAAAGACCGGCTTGGGCGCTCGCCTGACATGGCTGACGGCCTGGCTGTGACGTTCGCCTTCCCTGTCGCGCCGAAGTCCATGTCCGGCGGGTCACAGAGCCACGGCGGGCGCTACCAGAGACGGCAAAGGAGATCAGCATGGGCGGCATGACAGTCACCACCGCGGCGGCCCTGGCCGCTGCGCTCAAGACGGCGCAGGCCGGCGACGAGTTCAAGTGCGCGCCGGGAACCTATGCCCTGCCCTACATTCAGGCGCATCTGCCGGGCGTGATCGTCTCTTCGGTGGACCCGGCCAACCCGGCGTTCTTCCCCAGCCTGACCGTCATCAACGGCGGCGGCGTCGCCTTCCACGACATCAAGACCGTCAACGCCCGGGTGCAGAACGGCAAGAACGTCGAGTTCGCGCGGTGCACCTTCACCGGCGACATGAACAAGGACGACGGGCTGCACATCCAGGGCGGCTCCGACAGCGTCAGCGTCCGCTCGTGCGTGTTCACGCAGCTGTTCCACGCGGTGCAGGCTGGCCAGTCGTCGAACCTGAGCTTCGTCGGGAACGACTTCTCCGACATCCGCTGCGACGGCATTTTCTGGGGCCAGGTTCAGACGCTCCTGATCCACAAGAACCGCTTCCGCCGCTGGCATCTGACCGGCGCCGATCACCCCGACGGGATGCAGGGTACGCCTGGCGTGCCTGGCGGCGTCGGCTCTTCCGACGTCACCGTCACGTTCAACCTGGTGGACGGCGGCAACGACCCCGCGAACCCTTTCCAGGGCCAGGGGCTCGGCGCGTTCACGTCCGGCACTGTCACCAACTACGTCTGCGAAGACAACTTCATCCGCAACCTGTTGGATGCCTGGGCCATGATGATCGCGGGCGCCGCTGGCGGCTCCGTGCAGCGCAACACCATCCTGGGCACGACCCGGCACCGCAACGTCATGGGTCTCCCGGTGAACGACACAGGGCTGGTGGTCGCCGGGAACGTCGTCACGCACTCGCCGGTCAACGTGCCTGCCAGCGGTTACACCCTGATCCCGATCCCGGCCGACGGCGGGGACGCGCTGCTGGAGGCGTGGAAGGACGCACAGGTCTACGGGTTGGCGGCTTAGAACTGTTAACGTAAATCCGCTTTACACTTCTGCTACTCGCCGGCACGCTGTGGACCTCAGAACGGCCCCCGCACGGGAACGACCCTTGACCTACGGCATGAACTGATGAGCCGCCAAGACGGCTACTACGCCAGCCCTGACGGGCGCATTGTCGGCGTCCAGTCCACCATGGGCGTGCTGTTCAGCGACGACTTCGGCGGCACGGCCATCGACACCACCAAGTGGCAGGTGTTCGACGGCGGGTATACGCCGATCGCCGGGGGCTCCGCGACGCCCATCGGCTCCAGCGCCGTGGTCGTGTCGAGCTCGCAAATCGTCATCACCATGCCGGCGACGTCGACCGCCGAATACTGGATGCTGGCCAACCCTATTTTCGCCGGGTCCGAAGACATCTTCGTGACCCTGTCGCGCTCCGTCTCTTCTGTGAATAACTCGTGCTTCGTCGGCCTGGTGGAAGTGGACCCGGGGACCGGAATTCCACTTCTGAACCCCAACCTAGCCAACGACTTCACCAACCGCGGCGGGTTTGAGTTCGGCAAGACGGCGGGCGCCAGCACCTACGGCGTCGAAGCGGTCGCAGACAGTTCGGGCGCCATCGCTTCCGGTTCGGCGGGCACATCCGCGGCGACCATGGCCACGCTGCAAGAGTTCATGGCCGAGATCGAAGCCGTCGACATCATCGGGTCATCGCAGCTTATCGACACCGTTCTCAGCCGCGTCACCACGCCGGCGCGGGTCGCCTCGCAGTGCCCGAACGACGGCAGGGCCTACAAACTGCTGATCCGGGTCAAGAACACCGGCGCCACGTCGTGCATCTGGACGCTCGGCCGCATCCTGGTCAAGGACGGCCAGGAGTTCCGCGTCGAGATGTCGGGCGGCCGGGGCGACACGATCGGCCAGAAGGCGGTCGCGGTGAACGTCGCCAACGCGGCCACGAACCCGATCATCATCGACGGCTCGGCCAACGACAACACCGCTGGCGGCCACATGGTGCTGGTCGGAGGGATCATGACCAGCGCCGCCGGCGGCCAGGCCGCCGGCGCGACCGGCAACCAGGGCCGTCTTTCGCTGGACCTTAGCCGCAGGGCGCTCATTCAACCTCTGGGCAATTCCGCGTCACACGTCTTCGGCAACATCGCCGTCGCGTCCACGGCGGAAGCGACGTTGCTGGCCGCTGGCGGCGCGGGCCTGCGCTGCATCATGCAGTCGGTGACCATCGCCAACCTCGACACCATCGCGCACGTCTTCCGCATCAAGGACACCAACGCCGGCACCGTTCGCCTGACGGTCAATGTTCCCGCCGGCGACACTCGCCACTTCGAATTCCCCGCCGGAATGCCCGCGTCGGCCGCGAACGCCACGTGGACCTTCACCATGGCGGTTGCAACCACAACCACGGCGCCGGAAATCTCCGCGTCCGGCTTCTACACGACCGCCTGATGACCGACGCGCTCACCCCAGACCTTCGGGCTCAGCTGGTCACCGCGGCCGGCGCGGCGCTGCGCAACAACGAGACGTGTCAGGTCACCGACACGGCGAACCGTGCGTGGTTCATCGGGCCCGACGTCGTCAACGACCACAGCGTGGTTCTGATCAGCATTTCGCGAGGGTCAGACACCTTCGCACAGAACCTCTCGACCGCGACGCTCGTCCCCGACGTAGCCGGCGCGGCCATCGACACCCTGGACGGAGAACTGCCGTGAAGAACGCATCAGCCGGAAAGAACAGCAAGAGCGGCGCCCCCTCGCTGCCGAGCGCTCACAAGTCGAGCGGGGGCCCCGGTCCCATGCCGCGCGTCGGCGGCCACACCACGAACACCGGCAACGGCAAGCCTGGCGTGCCGACGGGATCCGGCTGCTGAGCCTGTGGACCTGACGCCCTGCCAGTCGTCGAACCTCAAGGCGCACGGCTACGACCCTGTGACGCGGACCCTGGCGGTCGCCTACCACGACGGCGGGATCCACACCTACGAGGGTGTGCCGCCTGAGAAGTATGCCGGGCTGCTGAGCGCCCCGAGTGTGGGCCGCTTCGTCGCTGCTGAGATCAAGGGGGCGCATCCCGCGCGCAAAGGCTGATGGCCAAGACCGCCAAGGCGCCGCTGCCCTTCGCCTTCTACGAGGTGAAAAGCGAGAACCAGCCGTGCGCCAACGGAGCGACGACCCGCGAGTTCGAGGCCCCGGGCTGATGGCCAAGCTCATCGCCGAAATGGTCGCCGAGCGCGCCGGGGAAGTCTGCTGCGGCGTCATGATCCAGCGGGGTTACAGTCCCGTGCATCTGAAGGTCTTCGACGAGGGCCGCCAGGTGCAGATCGTGCTCGACGTGGTCGCCAAGGAAGACGGCTGGGGCTGGGTCAAGGGCTTTCACCTTCAGAACGGCGACATCGACCCCGACTTGCTGCAACGCGACTTCGAAATGTGGAAGATGCAGATGCGGCAATCCCTGGCCAACGGGAACCCGCCCGACGTCTGCAAAGAGGCGATCCGCCGGTACGGCATCGAAGAAGTTGAGCGCGCCCTGGCGCCGCTCGCAGGGCTGGCCTGATGGCCGAAGTCCCCGCGGTCAACCAAGGCGTTTCCAACGACGCGTCAGACGACCCCGAAGACCTGATCGCCAAGTTCGGCGAGTGGGACCGCCGGCTTGACGCGCATTGGGGCGCCTGGGTCAACGAGGCGAAGGAGTGTTACGCCCTGGTGGCCGGCGACCAGTGGGACGCAGAAGCCAAGGAGCAGATGATCGAGGCCGAGCGCGTGCCCGTCACCTTCAACCGCGTGGCCCCGACGATCGACGCCGTGTCCGGCGCGGAGATCATGGGCCGCCAGGAAGTGATCTACGAGCCCCGGCAGCTGGGCGCGTCTGCGCAGAACGAAGTGCTGACCAAGGGCGCGAAGTGGGTTCGCGACGAGTGCGACGCCGAGCACGAGGACAGCGAGGCGGCGTGGGACTGCTTCGTGTGCGGCGTGGGCTGCACCGAAACCCTCATGAGCTACGAGGAAGAACCCGACGGCCAGATCATCGTCGAGCGCGTCGACCCGATCGAAGTGGCCGTGGACCCGTCGTCGAAGAAGGCGTGTTTCCTCGATCGCCGCTACCAGCGCCGCCGGCGCCGCTACAGCAAGGACGAATTCGAAGCCCGCTGGCCTGGGGCCTCGCCCGACGGCGACCCAGGCACGAACAACGGCGGCAAGCCGGTCATCGTCGACCCTGAGCGCCGCTACAAGGGCGGCGTCGACGAACTCGCCGATGATGAGGTGTACGTCGACGAGTGGCAGTGGTTCGACACCGTGCCGTTCCATCGCATCGGCGACCCCGAAGACGGCACGGTGAAGACCGTTCAGCACAACGGCGACGTCGCGGGCATGGTCGCCAAGGAAAACGAGCTGCGCGCTCAGGCAGGCAAGCGTCCGCTGATCCACGTGCGCCAGACGCGCCGCCGCTACCGCAAGGCCTTCGTCGCCATGGGCCAGTTGCTCGAGCCGGCGATCGAGATCGAAGCCGGCGCGTTCACCTACAACTTCATGACCGGCAAGCGCGACCGCAACAGCCGCGTCTGGTACGGCCTCGTGCGGGCCATGGCCGACCCGCAGCGGTTCGCGAACAAGTTCTTCAGCCAGATCCTTGGCATCCTGAACAGCAACGCCAAAGGCGGCCTGTTCGCCGAAGAAGACGCCTTCGCCGACCAGCGCAAGGCCGAAGAGAGCTACGCCGACCCCGCGGCGATCACGATGCTGAAGTCCGGCGCGCTGTCGGGCCCCAACGGCGCGAAGATCAAGCAGAAAGAGGCGCCCGCCTACCCCGAAGCGCAGGACCGGCTGATGGAGCTGTCAGTCACGGCGATCAAAGACGTGACAGGCGTCAACAAGGAAATGCTGGGCCTGGCCGACCGGGAACAGGCCGGCACACTGGAGCACCAGCGCAAGCAGGCCGCCTACGGCATCCTGTCGGCGTTCTTCGATGCGTTCCGGCGCTACCGCAAAGGCCAGGGCCGCCTGCTGCTGAAGTTCATGCAGCTCTACCTGCCGCCCGACTATCTGGTGCGCATCGTCGGCCAGGACGGCTCGCCGACCTATCAGGCGATCGGCACGGCGTTCAAAGATACGCGGTTCACCGTGATCGTCGATGAGACCCCCGCCGGGCCCAACGAAAAGGCTCAGGTCTGGTCGATGATCGTGCAGCTGATGCCGATGCTGCAACAGGCCGACCTGGGGGCCGACTTCTGGGCCGAGGTCGTGCCCTACGCGCCGTTCCCGACGGCCCTGGCGTTCAAGCTCCAGCAGATGTTGTCGAAGCTGGCCAGCGGGCCGCCGACGGCCGAAGAACAGCTTGCGCAAGAGGCTGCGGCGGCGAAGGTCCGCGAGACCAACGCGTCAGCGGCGCACAAGGAAGGCCAGGCCGCCGTGCTGCAATCGGAAGTCGGCTCAAAGGCCGCCAGCCAGGACGCGGCGCGCAAGCTCGACCTGGCCAAGACGGCCGCGATCCTGACCAAGGAAAGCCAGGAGCTTGAGCCGGCCTCCGATCCAACGACCACGTACTAGGAGCTTCCATGAGCGACACCCACGGCGCAGCAGACACCGGCACGGCGGCGGTAGCCGCTGAGCCTGACTTCGACACCGAATTTGAAACCGCGCGCGCCGCAGAGGCGGAACCGGATGGTCCTGGTTCAAGCACAGACGACGACACGCCGGCCGCCGAAGTCAAGCCGCCGCTCGACGCCGACACGACCGCCAAGCGCCTGGCCGACACGCAGGCGGCGCTGAAGAAGGAGCGCGCCGAGAAGCGCGACCTGAACACCCGCCTCGCCGCGCTCGAGGCGAAGGTCACCAGCGCGTCGGCGCCCGGCGAGAAGAAGGCGGCCCTGGCCGACATGCCGGATCCCGAAGTCGACCCGATCGGCGCGGTGAAGTTCCTCACCGATAAGATCAAGGCCGACGAAGAGCGCGCCGCCGCCAAGGACACCGAAGCGGCCAAGCTCACGGAGGCCCAGCAGAAGAACGCGCAGGCGTTCAAGGTGCTCAGCGACGCGATGACGGAGCACGAAGACGACTTCCGCGAGCTGCACCCCGACTACGACGACGCAGCCGAGCACTTCGCCAAGTCGCGCCGGGAAGAGCTCGCCGAAACCGGCCTGACGGGCAAGGAGCTCGACAACGCCCTGGCCAACGACCTGACGGGCATCGTCGCGCGAGCGCTGCGCGCCAACAAGGACCCGGCGGAAATCGTCTACAACCTCGCCAAAAAGCGCGGATTTTCGCTTGACACTTCTGCTACTAAGTTGCAGACAATCCAATCAGGCCAGAAAGCAGCGAAGTCGCTGGGGACTGGCGGGGACGGCGACGGGGCGAGTTCGCTCACCTACGGGACCGTGTCCAAGCTCTCAGGCGCCGCTTTCGATAGCGCGTTTGAGAAGCTGAAGGCGCAGGAGCGCCGCGCAGGCTAGGTCTTCCGGGGACCTTAAACCCGTCACGGCTGGCCCACGCACGGGCCGCACGAAGGCTTCCGGGGGCCCAATCCCGTCACGTCGGCCTCCACGGACGGAGGTGAGCTGACCCTCACCCAACCCCCGTGGAAACCAATGGCCCAGACCTCATACGGCGTTAACGCTTCCGAAGCTGTGAAGCTGTGGCGCAAGAAGCTCGCCCGTGAAAGCCTCAAGGCGACGTGGATCGGCAAGTTCATCGGCGAGGCCGACGAAAGCCTGATCCAGGTCATGGACGAGACCAAGAAGAACGCGGGCGACCGCGTCTCCGTGACTCTGCGTATGCAGCTGACCGGCGACGGCGTGCTCGGCGACGGCACTGTGGAAGGCAACGAAGAGAGCCTGGCCACCTACGTCGACAACCCCCTGGTGAACCAGCTGCGCCACGCGGTGCGCTCGGCCGGCAAGATGTCGGAACAGCGGATCCCGTGGAAGCACCGCGAAGAAGCGATGATGGGGCTCAAGGACTGGTGGTCCGGCCGCTTCGACCAGTCGTTCTTCAACCAGATCTGCGGCTACACCCCGCAGACCGATCTTCGCTACACGGGCCTCAACGCGACCGTCGCGCCCGACACCGCACACACGCAGCTCTACGGCGTGGCCAACGAACAGTCGATCAGTTCGGGCAACACCTTCGACCTGTCGATGATCGACAAGGCGGTGGCGCAGGCCAAGCTGGCGACCCCGGTCATCCGGCCGGTCATGGTCAACGGCAACGCGATGTACTTGCTCTTCCTGCACCCCTACCAGGTGCTGTCGATGCGCACGAACACGTCGGCCGGTCAGTGGCTCGACATCCAGAAGGCCGCCGTCCAGGGCGACGGTTCCAAGTCGAACCCGATCTTCACCGGCGCCCTTGGCGTCTACAACAACGTCATCCTGCACGAAGCGGTGCGCGTCCCCCACGGCGTGAACGCCTCCAGCGGCGCGGCGATCACCACGGTTCGCCGGGCGATCCTCTGCGGCGCTCAGTCGGCGGCCATCTGCTTCGGCCAGGACTACTCTTTCGAGAATGCGGACTGGAACGAAGAGCTGTTCGACTACGGCAACCAGTTAGGTGTCGAGGCCGGATACATCTTCGGCATCAAGAAGCTGGTCTTCAACTCGGCTGACTTCTCGACGATCGTCATTCCGACCTACTCGAACGCTTCCGACACCTAAGGCGGTGGCTGACTGAACCTGACCGGCGCAGACAAAGCGCCGGTCTTCCAGACCTCCGAAAGGGGCTTCTACCATGGCTGCTGCTTCCAAGGCCCGCCAGTTCCACACTCAGCAAGTCCACTTCCTGCGGACCCTGATCAACTACAACGACGCGGACGCTCTGACCCGCGTCGTCGGCATCATCCCGGCTGGTGCGAACATCCTTCGCATCAACACGTGCATCAGCACGGCCCAGAACGCCGGCACCACCAACACCCTGTCGGTCGGCACGTCTTCGGGCGGCACCGACCTGGTCAACGCCACCGCGGCTGGTTCCGCGACCGCCAACGTGGTCGCTCAGGCGCCCTCAGGCAAATCGCTGTGCGCCGCTGACACCACCATCTGGGCGACCCTGACCCAAAGCGGCACCGCCGCCACGGCCGGCGTCGTCGAGGTGACCGTCGAGTACGTGCCGGCCATCTGATGGGCGAGCCTTGCCGGCGGCGGGCGATCTACGCAGAGCGGGAGGCGGCCGTCACCGCCCCCCGCTCAACATCAGAGGTGAGCGGTGACGACGTACCTGGATCTTCAGACAAGGATCATCGCGGAGACCAACCGCGACGACCTGTCCGACGTTCTGGCCGCACAGCTCACTTTGCACATCGCCCGCGCAATTGAGTTCTACGCCGACCATCGGTTCTGGTTCAACGAAGCGGTGCTGACTGGCGTCTGCGTCGCCAACAACGCCTATGCGAACGTGCCGACGACCATGCGCACCCTCGATCGGGTCAACGTCACCGTCGGCGGCGCCAACTACCCCCTGAAGAAGCGCGACCTGACCTGGATCGACGACGTGTCCACGCCGCTGTCCAAGGGACCGCCGACCGACTTTGCGCAGCTGGTAGTCGGCGGTGTGCAGCAGATCCGCCAGTACCCCACGCCGAATTCGGCCTACGCGCTGGGCTTCATCGGCATCGTCAACCTGTCGACCCTGGCCAACCCGACGGACACCAACGACTGGCTGGGCCCGGGCTACGACCTGATCACCGAACGGACGAAGCGCACGCTGTTCGAACGCCAGTTCTACGACGCCACCAAGGCGGCGTCGGCGGCAGGCGCGGAGGCCGAAGCGCTGTCCAAGCTGACCGGCGAGACCGCCAAGCGGCTCGGCACCGGCAGGATGCGTTCGTCATGGTGACGCGCACAATCACCCCGCCGGACGCGTCCGGCTACTTCAGGCGCACCGCGCCCTTGCAGGACCGCGCCCAAGGCGATCGGCCCCGGCGCCCGTCCGCGCTGGTCCGCTACCTTACCACGGCCGCCCTGCCCCTGGCGTCCGCCTATCCCGGCTGCATGGCCTTCAACGTGGCCCTGGGCGTGCCCGTCATCAGCGACGGCGCGCACTGGTACCCTGTGACCGTGGGAGCGGCGATCACCTAATGCCCTCCACATCCTCAACCCGCATTCGCTTCGAACAGCAGGCCGCAGGCGAGAACCTGAACACATGGGGGGCGCCGAAGCTGAACGCCGCCCTGTCCCGGCTGGAGGAAGCCAAGGACGGGCGTTACGGCGCAACCCTGACCGGCCCGGTCACGCTGACGTCGGTGAACTACACCGCCGACCAGGCGCGCATGGCGTTCCTCGATTTCACCAGCGGGCTTGGGGGCCTGGTCACCGTCCCCGCCGTCGAGAAGACCTATTACGTCCGCAACGGCACGTCCGGCGCGGTGGTCATCACCACGGGCTCAGGTGTGACCGCGAGCATCGCGGCGGGCGATGTCGTGCCCGTCGCGATCGACGGGACCAACTGCTACGCCGTGACGCAGAAGGACTTCGGCGGGAGCAAGCTCACCAGCATCGGCACGCCGACAGTGGCCACCGACGCAGCGAACAAGGGCTATGTCGATGGCGTGGCCATGGCGGCTGTCCTGCCCAACCAGGCCGGGAACGGTGGCGCGGCCATCACCACGGACGGCGCGACCGCGTCGTGGTCCTTCACGCTCGGCGCGATGACGTTCACCGCGTCAGGCACGTCGCCGACCAACCTCACCGTCCAGAACACGACGGCGCGGGTCACCGGCAACAGCGCGGGCATCGCGTTGCAGCCGTCGCCCGCGGGCGGTCAGGCGTTCCTGCGTGGCTATGACGACGGCTCTCCGACCAAGACCGGCGTGCAGCTCGTCGTGGCCAACCCGGGCGGCGCGCGCATCGCCGTCCAGGGCGACAACTTCGGCGGCGTGACCTTCCCCAACTCGCCGGCCTTCGCGGTCCACGTCCACACCACGATCGCCAACGTCACCGGCGACGGCACGGCGTACTTCGTCCTGTTCGACACGACGGAGTTCGATGTTCGGAGCAACTACGCGGCGGGCACCGGCAAGTTCACGGTCACGTCCCCCGGCACCTACGAGTTCAACACCACGATCACCCTGGACGGTCTGGGCGCGTCGCATTCCACGTTCCGCCTGAACATCGTCAAAAACGGCGTCACCGCCTGGGGCCGGGAGATCAAGCCGACCTTCGACGCGAACACCCGCCAGTCGGGGTCGCTGAACGCACTCATTCCGATGGTCGCGACGGACTATGTCCAAGTGCAGATCACCGTCGGCGGCTCGACCAAGACCGTGAACGCCTTCGGCGACGCCAACGGCTTTCAGTGCACCTTCAGCGGCCGAATGGTGTGCTGATGGCGCGCATTCCGCTCAACCCGCCCCCTGGCCTGACCACCGGCGACACCGCGTTCTCGGCGAAGAACGGTGTGGCCTACTACACCCTGCGCGCCGGCTGGGTCGACATGGACAAGGCGCGCTTCTGGCGCGAGCGTCCGCAGACCATCGGCGGCTGGGAAAACTTCATCGGCATGACGCTCACCGGCGTCTGCCGCAATCTGTGCCCCTGGAGCGACAATTCCGGCGTGCTGAACGTCGCCTTCGGGACGCACAGCAACCTTGAAGTCTTCGCGGGCGGCGCGCTCTCCGACATCACGACGACCCTGGCCCTGCCCTCGCTGACGCTGGGCGCCAGCCCGATCGCCACCACGAACACGTCGTCGACCGTCGTCGTGACCCAGGTCGGCCATCCGTACATCGTCGGCGACAGCGTCATCATCAGCGGCGCGAGCGCCGTGGCCACGGTGACGATCAACGGCACGTGGACCGTCTCGGCGGTGACGACGAACACATGGAGCTTCGTCGCCGGCAGCAGCGCCAACGCCACCACGACCGGCGGGGGCTCGGCGGTCGTCGTCACGCCGCAGCGGGCCTTCGCTGCGGGCAACATCGACGGCACCGGCGGCGCCGGCTGGGGCACCGGCTCGTACTCCGTGGGCAATTTCTCGCAGCCCTCGACGGCGGCGTTCTACCCGCGCACCTGGTCGCTGACGCCCTACGGGCAGTCGCTCATGGCCAACCCGCGCGGCGGCTGCATCTACCAGTGGAACAACAACACCGGCACGCCCGCCGCGCCGCTGGCCAACTCGCCCTCGCAGGTGACGGCCATGCTGGTCACCCCGCAGCGCCAGGTCGTCGCGCTGGGCTGCAACCAGCAGATCGACGGCGTGTTCAACCCCCTCTGCATCCGCGGGTCCGACATCGAAGGCCCGACGACCTGGAATGTGCTGTCCAGCAACAACGCGTGGGAACAGCACCTCGAGGGCGGCGGGCGCATCGTGCACGGGGCGGTGCTCGGCGACTACCTGTTCATCTGGACCGACACGGCGCTGTGGCAGGGCCAGTTCATCGGCGACCCTGGCCAGACGTACCGCTTCACCAAGCTCGGCGAGCACTGCGGGCTGATGGGCCCGAACGCCAAGGCGATCCTTGGCCAGACGGCATATTGGATGAGCCCCGACGGCAATTTCCGCTCCTGCGCCCTGAACGGCGAACCCCAGCTGATCGTGTCGCCGATCCAGGCCGACGTCTCGGCCAACATCGCCTCTGGCCAGCAGGACAAGATCGTCGCCTCCGTCATCCCGCAGTTCGATGAGGTGTGGTGGTTCTATCCCGATGCGCGCGACGGCACGGAAGTCAGCCGCTACGTCGGCCTGTCCACTGTCGCGGGTTCAGGGATCTCGCCGCCGTGGCTGCACGGCACCTTCGTCAGGACCGCCTTCGACGAAGGGGCGCCGATGGCCTACCCGATCGGCGTCGACCTGAGCGGCAACGTCTATCTGCACGAGAAAGGCCAGTCGGCCGACGGCGGCGTGCTGACCTGGTTCTACGAGACCGCCGCGCAGACGCTCGGCGAGGGCGATCAGCGCTATCAGATCAAGGGGTTCTGGCCAGATATTCAGGGCCAGGTCGGGCCTGTGTCGGTGACGATCTACGCCCGCGACTACCCGCAGGGTTCCGACCGCGTGAAAGGGCCCTACGCCATCGCGCCCGGCCGCTCCAAGCGCGACATGCTGGCCGATTGCCGCACCGCGCGCGTGCGCTTCGCCGGCAGCGCCGCGCCTACCTTCGGACGCCTGGGCACCTTTGAATTCGACACCGAACCGACGGGGCTGCAATGACCGACCTTGACGCAGAACTTGCAGAGCTCGGCGTGCCGCCGGTGACCGAAGCGGCTGCGCCCGCCCCTGCGCCCAAGGCGGCCCTGGCCGTGGTGAACGCCGACACGCAGACGCCGCCGTGGGCGCTGGCGTGGGAGCGGTGGAAGCCTGAGTTCGCCAAGGCCATGGACGGCTCGTTTCACACCATCGACGCCCTGGAGAGCATGATCTTCAAGGGCGCGGCGCAGCTGTGGCCCGGCGCCAAGGCCGCGATCGTGACCCAGATCGTCAGCTACCCGGGCGAGAAGGCGCTGCAAGGCCTGTGGGCCGCGGGCGACCTGGCCGAAGTGCGCGCGCTGATCCCCGGCGTCGAAGCCTACGGCCGCCTGCTCGGCTGCACGTCGGTCCTGGTCGAAGGTCAGGCGGGCTGGGTTCGGGCGCTCAAGGACATGGGCTATGCGCCCTTGTCCGTCACCGTGCGAAAGGCGCTCTGATGGGCCTGTCCTCCAAGAAAACCACGACCACCTCGAGCGGGACGGAGAACCTGACCACCACGCCGCAGATGCCGGCGTGGGGCGTCAACTCGCTGATCGGGCTGAACAGCAACATCGAAAGCCTGGCGCAGAACGACCCTGAGCAGTACGTCGCCAAGGCCGATCCGCTCCAGACGCAGGCGGCGGCCGGCGCGGCGAACCTGGGCTCGACGTGGTCCGCGCCGTTCGCGCAGGCGACGGGCGACATCAACGACGTCACCAGCGCCGACACGCCGCAGGCGCAGGCCGCGCACGCCGTGGCCGCGAGCCTTCTGGACGATGGAGGCATCGCGAAGTACCTGAACCCCGAGCTGCAAAGCGTCGTCGACACGTCGCTGGCCGATTACGACAAGAACGCCGGTCAGACCTTGGCGCAGCTCGCGGCCAAGGGCGCACTGAACAGCGCCTTCGGCGGCTCGCGCTACGGGATCCTCGAGGGCGAGACCAACGCGGACCTGGCGCAGAAGCGCGGGCTGCTGGACAGCGGCTTGCGCGCCAGCGCCTACAGTGACGCGGCGAACCAGGCCAACGAAGACGCACAGCGCCGCCAGTCGACCAGCGAGGCCAACGCCGGGCGCGACACCAGTGTCAGCGTCAGCAACGCCCAGCAGGCGGCGGACGCCCTGGCCAGGAAGCTTCAGGGCGCCGGGCTGCTGGCCAACATCGGCAATTCGGCGGACGCCAACGCGCGCGCCGACGTGGCCAGCCAGGACGCGGCCGGCGGCGTGCTGCGTGACATCGCTCAGTCGAAGGCCACCGCGCCGCTGTCGCTGACCCAGGCGGTCGCGCAGTTGCTCGACCAGAACCAGCTGGGCCTGCTGACCGGGTCGAACACGCAGGGCACGACCAGCAGCACCGGCACGACGACGTCTGACCCGTCACTGTTGGGCGGGATCGGCCAGGGCATCAGCGCAATCGGCGATCTTGGCAAACTGTTCGGCAACGCCACGCCGCTCGCCGGCCTGTTCAAGGGGTAGGTGATGGGCATTCTCGACACCTTCACGGCCCTTGGTGGAACGGACCCTGGCGTGGGGGACGTGAGTAACGACGCTTTCCAGGCGCCGGCTGCGGCCGTCACGCCCGCCGCGCCCATGCCGGCGCCGGTCATCACGCCGCCAGAAGCGCCCGCGCCCGAAAAGCATGGGATCGCGGCGTTGTTGTCGCACGCTGGCAACTTCCTGAGCGGGATGAACGAAGAAGACCCAAACACCGGGTCCAGTTTCTTGGATCGTTTGAGCCTGCTGGGTGCTCACTTTCAGGACATCAGCGACGGCGGCGATCGGGCGTCGAAGATCCAGGACCGGATCGACCAGAGCCTTGAGAACAACCAGAAGGAGGCCGCGCAAAAGCAGCTGGCGCTCATGGCTGACCAGTTGAAGATGTCGCCCCGCGAAAAGTTCCTGTTCCTGACCGATCAGAAAAAGTGGGCCGAAGCCTACGCGCCGCACTTCTACGGCGAGGGGGGCGCAGCGGGCTACGCTACGCCTGACGCCGGCCTGACGTCGGCTGGCGCGCTGCCGATGAGCCCGCAGCAGAAGGCCGTGGCCGACGCGACCGACAAGCGCCTGCAAGACCTTGAGGCCTGGCGCGCGGCGAACCTGCCGATCCTGAAGCAGAAGGCCGACGCGCAGAGCACCAGCGCCGCGGCGTCCGCCAAGCGCGCCGACAAGATGAAGAACGGTGCGGCGGCCGGCGGCATCGGCGCGTTCGACGCCAGTCGCTTCGAAAGGGTGAAGTGATGGCCGAAGCCGCAGCCCCGCATTGGGATTTCCCCGACGGCGCGCAGTTCCGCGACAAGGTCACGGGCAAGCTGTTGGAAATCCACAACGGCCAGCCCGTGGTGGTCGGCTCCGACGCGTTCGACGAGCCCGCCACCAAGGCGACCGACGTCAAGACCCTGAACGACCTGGGCAGTCAGCTTCAGGCGATGGATGAACTGCACCAGCACGCCCAGCAGTTCATGGCCGAGAACCGTGCTCAGGGCGCGATCGGCACCTCGCCGTTCCTCGCCCCCGACAGTCCCGCGCCGACCGAAGGTCACGGTTTGGGCGATGCCATCGCTCAGCCGTTCCGCGAACTCGGCGCTTACGCCGGCAAGGTCGCGAACCCGGTGAATTGGGACCCGCACCTGAACGCGATGCAGGCCCAGACGATCCCCATGGCCACCGCCATGCGCGCGCCGGGGATGCGCATGACGCAGATGGAGTTCAACGCCTTCCGGGGCGCTGCGCCGAGCGTCAGTCGCACGCTGGAGGCGAACGAAGAACTCGCCAAGAACATCGCCGCCGCCCACACCTACGTCACGGCCAAGCACGCCTTCTACACGTCGTGGAAGCAGCAGCACGGCAACCTCGACGGCGTCGATGCACCGTGGGAAGCCTTCAAGGCCAGCCGCTTCGACAGCGCCGGCAACTACAAAGGACCGCCCAAGGCCGGCGCTGCGCCCACGCCGCGCGCCGCCGCGAACCAAACGCTGATCGCCCGAAGCGCCGCCGCGAAAGCACCGCCCGTGGTCGACATCGACGGCAACCCGGTGTCGCCATGATCGTCAGGCTCCCCGACGGCCGTCAGCTCAACGTTCAGACCAACGACCCGCAGGCCGCGTCTCTGGCCGCGAAGAAGTTCCTGGCCAAGGAACAGGCGACGCAGATGGTGGCGAAGACCTCGCCCGCGCTGCGCGCCACCGGCGGGGCGCTGAGCACGTTCGAAAAGGCCGTGCCGTTCCTCGACGAGGCCGGCGCGGTCGGCCCGACGGCCAAGTACATGCTGGAGGGCAACTCGCCGGGTAACAGCTGGCGGCGAGCCCGCGCCGACCAGGACGCCTACGCGGAGGATTACGCCAGGCAGCACCCGGTGGTCGCCCCGCTGACGACGGGGGTGGGCTACGCGGCACAGGTCCTCCCCGCGATCATGAGCGGCGGCGCAACCGCAGAGGCCGAAGCCGCGCCCGTGGCCAAGGGCCTGCTGGGCAAGCTCGCCGACTACGCCACCAAGGTCGTGCCGAAGAACGCCACGATCGGCGGTCTGTTCGCGGCGCTCAACGGCTTCGCCAGTGACTGCACGCTTGGCGAGCGGGTGCACAAGGCGAGCGCTTCGGTGCTCCCCGGCATGGCGGCCGGCACGGTGCTTCCGGCCGGGGCGGGGCTGGCGGCTGAAGGCCTCGACGCGGCAGCGTCGAAAGCCGCCCCGGTGGTCAAACTTGCAGTTCGCGCCATGGGCAAGGGCCCCGCGCCGGCCCAGACGGCGACGCAGAAGCTCTCGGCTGCGTTGCTCTCTGACGGCGCGACGCCCGACCAGTTGCACGCCGCCATGAACGAGGCGCTGAAGAATGGCGCGACAAGCCCGACACTGCTGGACCTGGCCACGAAACTGCCGAACGGCGGGCAGCACACGCTGGCCCTGGTCAAGGAGGCCGCGTCCACTGGTCCGGCCGCAACGGTGGCGCGCAAGTACGTCGCCAAGGTCGCTGCGGATCTTCAGGACAAGGCCATCGCCCGCACGCAAGCCCTGGCGCCGACGACGCGGCCCGCGCCGGACATCCTGAAAACGGCGGATGAACAGCACCGTGCACTGGCCGATGAACAGTACGGTGCGCTGCGAAACGACCCGATCGACGCGCGGCCGGTGCTCGCCGAGCTGCAACGGCAAGCGGGACGATCCGCGTTCAGCACCGCCGCCAAGCGCCTGGATACCCCCTCCAGCGCCAGCCAACTCGACCAGCTGGGTGTTCTGCGCGACATCGCACACCCCAAGCCCGCGCCGGTCACGGGCGCGGACCTTTCCGCCGATGCTGCACCGGCGCCCGATCCCAACGCGCCGATCCCGACGACCGTCGGCGTGCTGCACGAGCTGAAAGACGCCTTCGGCGAAATGGGTAAGGACGAGAGCGACACCAAGGCCGCGAAGAACCATTTCGACAGCCAGCGGGTGATCAGCGACTACCTGGCCGACAACCATTCCGGCTACCGCGCAGCCCGTGACGCGTTCCGCCAGCGCGTCGCGGTGATCGACGCCTTGGCGCACGGCCAGACTGGCGTCTCGGCCACGCCGGAAGCCTACAGTGCTGGGCTCGACGAGCTGCGCGCCAAAGCGCCAGGCCCCGAAGGCGCTCCGTCGCTCGTGGACGCCATGGCGCAAGTCGGTCACAGCAAGGCGCTGATCGACGCGATTGGCGCACCGGCCGAAGACCGGCTGAGCGTTCTCGACAAGCTGTCGGGCGCCACCAACCAAAACCTCAACCTGTCGAAAACCTTCGGTCCCGACGCTACGGACGCGTACCAGGGCGGCCTGAAAGACCTGACCGACCAGGCGCGCACCGCCAGTTTCATCAAGCCGCGCACCGGGGACGTCGAAGACGAACTCGACGCCGGAATTCCGACTTCGGTTCACCTGACCTCGCACGGGATCATCCGCGCCGGGCTCAAGAAGCTGGCCGAAGGCGCGGCGCTCACCGACGACGAGCGCGAAGCGCTGGTGCAGATGGCGCTCGATCGCGACGACCCGACGCAGCATTTCCAGGCCGCCGACGAGGCCGTGCAGCGGCTTCCGCGCGTGTTCCTGCCAGGGCTGTCGACGGGGCTCGGCTACGCCGGCGCCGTCCAGAGCGGCGATCAGGAAAGGCCGAACCAGTGATAGATCAGGTGACGCCCGAAGAACGCCGCCAGCAGGCCGACCACCACGCCGATCAGCTCGCCCGTCATGGCCAGGGCCTCTCTGCGGCTGCGGGGCAGGCGCTCGCGGATCCAGGCACGCATTTCGCACCTCTAGCACGGAGCGCGTTGTGAACAAATCCGACCAAAACGTCACGCGCAACGCCCTGGTAGGCCTGGCGGCTGCGGCGGCCTTCGCCATCGCCAAGCAGTTCATCCATGACCGCGTCTGCGCCGAGCGCTGGGCCGACGTGCGCAACGACCTTCAGCGGGGCGAACGCCGCATGGGCCGTGTCGAACGGCTGATGTGGGCGGCCGTGGTCACGCTGTTCACGCTGCTGCTGACCGTCATCGGCTTCATGCTGACGCACCCCTACACGCCGCCTTGGAGGCCCTGATGAGAGCCGCCCCTGACTGCACCTATGCGTTCCTCGACAAGGTCGAAGGTGACAGGCTGGTCGCCTACCAGGACAGCGGCGGCGTGTGGACCATCGGGCGTGGTCACACCGGCCTCGCGATCGGCCCCGGCCTCGTCATCGACCAGGTCACGTCCGACGGCTATCTGCGCAGCGACATCAACCGCTTCGCCGCCGTGGTCTGCCGCGAAGTGGCCGACGATCAGGTCATCGGCGCGCTGACCGCGCACGAGTACGCGGCGCTGATCAGCTTCGCCTTCAACCTGGGCACGCTGGGCCCGTCGATCCCCAAGCTGCTGCGCGCCGGAAACCTCGCTGCCGTGCCCCCGCTCATGCTGCGCTACGACCACGCCCGCGTGAAGGGCAAGCTGATCGAAGTGCCGGGCTTGGAGAACCGGCGCACCGCCGAAGTCACACTGTGGAACACCGGCGACGTGGAAACAGCCGCCGCGGTCGCGCAAGCCGCGCCACAGCCGTCCTCCAGCGTCGTGCGCGCCATGGACACTCCGCCCGTTCCCCTGCCCTCCGCGAAGCCGCTGAGCCAGTCCAAGACCATCTGGGGCGGCGCGACGGTGATGCTGGGCGGCGCGATCGGCGTGGCCAACCAGGTCAAGGACGCAGCGGCGCCCCTGGCCGACGCGGCTCCGTTCATCGCCAAGGCGGCTGAGTACGCTTCGGTGACGATCTTCGCCGCCGGCCTGGCCATCGTGTTCTTCAGATACCTCGACGAGAAGGCGAAACGCACATGATCGAATTGCTGATTGGCGCAGCGGCCGGCGCGGCCGTCACGTTCGCCGCAACCCGTTTCAAGAAGGGGAGCGCGCCCCTGTCCGCGCAAGGAGACTTTGCGATGATCGAACAAGCTTTCCAAGACCTGGCCACCAACATCGAAGCGTTGCCCGCCAAGCTGACTGCCTCCGTGCAGAGCCAGCTTGACGACGCGAAGGCCAAGATCGCGGAGCTGGAAACCAACGCGGCCGACAATCTGAAGGCCATTCAGGACGCCGTCGCTGGCGTCGATCCGGGGAGCTGATGCCGCTCTTCCTGATCAAGCTTCTCACTGACCCGCGCGCGTTGGCGGGGCTGGCGTTCATGCTGGTCCTCGCCTTCGCCGCGGTGCAGTCCGAGCGGCTGAAGCACTGCAAAGCGGACCTCGCCGTCGAAAAGGTAGCCCTGGCGGCCAGCCGTGAGGCGCTAGGCCTGTCTGAGAAGCGGCGGGCCGCAGAGTACGCGCAGGCAAAAACGGCCGTCAGCGAGGCTCTGAGCGCCTGCGAGGCTCGCGTGGCCGAAGCCCACAGGTCCGCCACCGTCATCAACCGCATCGTCACGAGGCCAGCCAGTGTCGACCCTAAGACCAACTGCCCTGTTCGTGCTCTCATTGGCGCTGGCGAGCTGCGCGACGCGACCGGCGCCGGATAGCGTCGCACCGCTGCGCCTGGACCCGGCCGCGTGCGTGACGCCTGTCACGCCGCCTAAGCTGCCTGACGGCGCAGGCGTGCACGTGGCTGTGACACCCGAAGAGCGCGCGGCGCTCAGCCTGTTCCTGAACTGGACCGCTCAGGTCGTCGATTGGGGCAAGGCCCTGGCCGATCGGCAGGCTAAGACCGCGGCGTCAACCGCCTGCACGGGCTAGTCGCCGAAGCGGTAGCCGAAGCGCTCGATGTCGTGGGCGCAAAGGTTGGCGATGCGCCTGGCCGAGTTGCCCAGATAGTAGGCGGTGTACTCCGTTCGGCGGCTGCGGTTGACGTGGGGCAGCGCGGCCCACAAACGCTGTAGATGGCAGACGTGGCCGAAATGGTCCTCCAGCCTTTCGAACCGGCCGACGAAGTTGAACTCCGCGTCCATGTCGACGCCGGTGATCAGGTCCGCCAATTGCATCAATGGGAAGTCGCCGGGGTCCTCGAGGAACGCTTCGAACGACTGAAAGGCCGGGTGTCGCTCCACCTTGGCGTCCAGGCGGGCGATCTTGCGTTCAAGCTTCCCGCCGGCGTCAGCTTCGGCGCTGACGAGTTCGCGCCGCATCCCCGCGAACTTGGCTTCGTACTGGTCGCGCCGATGCGCCCACCAGGACACCGCCCGGTCCCACGGGTTGCGCACTAAGGCGAACTTGAAATAGCTGGCGTATTCGGCCGGGAAGAGCGCCTTGTAGTCGCTGAGCCCGAAGTGCCTGCGGTCGCGCGGCTCTTCGGGGTTCACGTAATCGGGGCCGATCCCGAACGCCGCTTCGATGCTGGTGCCGCCGGTCTTGGCGACGTGCACGAAGATGAACCTGTGGCGGTGACTGATCATACTACCTCCTAGGCCGCCAGCGCTGCGCTCAGCGGCGAAAAGTACACTCTGCCGTTGTAGTCCACCATACGCACCGCGCCTGTGCTCTCGGCCCACGTGCGGGCGTCCTTGAACGCCTTGTCGATGGCGCGGTTGGTGCGGTTGCCGGTGAAGCCTTCCCTGAACTCGTCTTCGACGTGAAGCAGCTCGACCACTAGCTGGCCTTCCACGCGCGTCGGCTTTGAGGCCAGAGCGTTTTCGACCGACTGAATGAACAGGTCCGCGTGCACCGGGGCGGCTACGACACGGGACACCCCAACGACGGTCGACACCACGCAGCTCTTCACTTCGCGGCCCTTGGCGTCCAGGCCCAGCACCACGGGGTTCAGGGTGAACGCGCCGAGCGGCCGGGTCTCCGCTTCGCGGGCCTTGGTGATTTCCAGATGCCGGACCGTGTTGCGGCCTTCGCGCTGGATTTCAAGGATCACATCGACGTTGGCTCTGATCGCCCCTGCGCCGCGCTCCACACCACCGGTTTTGGTCGGATGGTGTGTGATCAGCAGCAGCACCCCTATGCGCAGGGCCAGGTCTTCAAGCGCCTTCAGCGCCTTCGCGGCCTTGGCGTTGTCGTTCTCGTCGTCGAGGATCCCGCTGGCCGAGAGGGTGTCCAGCACGACCAGCCGCAGCGCCACGCCGTGGTGGTCGAGCATGTCGGCGGCCATCACCCGGATTTCCGCCTCGAGCGCCGTGACGGCCCCGGTGACGCCCAGAACGCCGCAGCGGCAGGCGTAGATCGGCAGGCGGTCCTTCTCGCCCAGCGCCGCCATGCGCTTGCTGACGCCGCCGGCGCCCTCGCCCATCAGCAGCAGCGTGCCGCCGCGCTCTTCGGGCTCGACGCCGAAGAACCTGCGGCCCGTGGCCAGCGTGTGCGCCAGGTGCATGACCAGGAACGTCTTGCCGCCGCCCGTGGGCGCGACCAGCAGCGCCAGGCCTGTCGTGGGCAGGGTCTCGTAGTAGAGCCAGGAGACCGAACCCTGCCAGTCGTCGCCGTGCCTGAACCACTTGACGGCAGGGCGGTTGTAGCGCGGCGGGTCGATGTCCAGGCCGGCGGTGTAAACTTCAAGGCTGGCCGCACCAGGAGCAAGGGCTCCATAGCGGTAGGCGTTCTCGACCTTCGCCTTCAGCTCGTCGAGCGGCCAGGGCGGCGAGCAAAGCTCGTTCCAGAACTCGGCCATCAGATCGAAGGCGCTCGCCTCCGACACCCCGTAGTCCTTGAGCACGGCCGCGACGCGGAAGGTCACGTGGTCCCCGCCCTCGCCCTCCGTAGCCGTGGGCGCGTCGGTGATCAGGTATTCGGTGGCCCTCGCGATGGCCGCTTCGCTGTCGAGCTCAACGACCGGCAGCGGGTCCTGACGCTCGCGGGGGGCAGAGAGGCGCGACAGCAGCGCGGCGGGCGCTTCGGCGATCTCGGCGTCGACCTCCAGCGTGTAGGCGCGGCCGTTGACGATGGAGCCAGGGGCGATCACGTAGCCGTCGGGGCCGCGGGTGTCGACGCCCTGGCCAAGCTCTCCTGCGGTGTTCGCGGTCGGCGGGGCGTGGAAATAGACGTGGTAGCCGCCCGACCCCGTCTTGACGACCAGGGTGCGGGGCTGCGGGCCCAGCGCCGCGTAGCTTTCGAGGCCGTGCTTGCCGTCCTTCACGTCGATGTCGACGACCAGCAGCCCTTCGCAGCGAACCCC